GCACCGCCTGGAAGCACATAGTGCAGTTGAGTTTGCTACCAGCATGGTGGCTTATGAAGACGCCAGGATTAAGCGCCTGCGTAAGTTCTTAACCGATGCGGAGAAAGTATGACCATCTGGCCTTTCCCGACTGAGTTACCAAAGCCAATGCCAAACAAACGCATTCCTTTTAACCCAAACAACCATGAAGACGCACCATTATGAGCATCCTAGAAGAGATCAAAGTCAACCGCACACCGACGCATATGGTGCGCCCCGCTGGCTTGGAACTCCAGAAGAAGACCAAGGAGACTCTTGGTGCGTACGTTGAGCGCCCCAAGCAACCCGGTGAAGTGAAGGCACCGGAGAACGATCTGTGGCGGCGGGGGACGTACAGAACCGGCGACGGTGACTACACCGCACAGGTTCCACGGGCAGGTAGCCTTGTGGCTTTCAGCCTGCCGAGCCGGGGGAATCGGACATGACACCAAACACAGGAGGCCCAGCGTTTCCAATGCTTGACGAAGACGGTGGCACGGCGTGGAGCGGCATGACCCTGCGCGATTACTTTGCTGCCAAGGCCATTATTGCGTACCACGCAGATGGCGAGTTTTCTTCTTGTGAAGATGTTGCTAATTGGTGCTACAGATTGGCAGACGCAATGTTGGAAGCGAGGCAAGCATGAACGACCACAACCAAGACGATGAAGTAGAAGACCTCTACAAACCCGACTGGCTTGCACTAACCATTGCGGTGGCGATCACCACGATCTCGCTTGCGGCGTTTGCTTTTTTTGTGGGGTACTTGACATGACCAAGCAAGAGATGCTGAAAATCCTACGCCTACTGTCGGCAATGGAGAGCGCAAGTTTGGTAAGCAAGATATCCCTACCTGACTACTTGTACGAGCAGTTGACCGATGCAACCGAGGTGCTTGAGAGGGAGATATTGAAATGACTGACAAAGAAGTAATGCAGCAGGCGCTGGAGGCGTTGACAATTTATTCTGACGCGCAATGCTCGCTCAAAGGTCTGGGAGCCATCACCGCCCTACGCACCGCGCTGGAGCAGCCAGAGCAGGAGCCGGTGGCGTGGATGAGCGTCTCAGGTGATTGGGTTACTAGAAGCAAGCCGGTGATGGAAAACCACGCATCTAAAGGTACGGTCTTTGTGCCGCTTTACAAATGATTTGCTATCACGGTCTACCTATTACGCCGAGCACGGCAGCTCACCAAGCCATCCAAGCTGGTCACGCTTTTGTGTCTTACCCTAATCGCAACCAATTGAGCATTGCAGTTCAAGTTGCCGCCAGTTTTGCAATCGACAACGGTGCTTTTGGAGCGTGGAAAGCAGGGAAGCCCGTCACTGATTGGACGCCCTTCTACACATGGGCGAAGGAATGCCAAAAGATTCCTTCATGCGACTTCGCTGTGATACCTGATGTAATTGACGGCACAGAGGAAGACAACGATGCGCTGCTGGCGGACTGCCCTCTGCCATATTGGTTTACTGCTCCGGTGTGGCATATGCACGAATCGTTCGACCGTTTACAGCGGCTTGCTATGGTGTACCCGCGCCTCTGCATCGGATCAAGCGGTGATTACTCGGTAGTAGGCAACGAGGTCTGGTGGAGGCGCATGGGTCAAGTCATGCGGGTGCTGTGCAATGAGGACGGGCAACCATCTGTGCGTCTGCACGGTCTTCGAATGCTCAACCCCGCCGTGTTTAGCAAACTTCCGTTCGCCAGCGCAGACAGCACCAACATCGGTCGGAATGTTGGCATTGACAAAGCGTGGAAGGGTACTTATTTACCCCCAACAAAAGAAGTTAGAGCCGCAGTAATGCGTCAAAGGATTGAAGCGCATAACGCGCCAGCAGTTTGGACTTTTCATTCAGTAGATACAACTCAGGAGTTATTCGCATGATTTACGCAATCGGAATTTACGCAATCGCCATGACCTTGGCAAACCTTTCAATCGCTCAGTGGGGGCCGTGGGTTTCACCCATTAACGCCTTCCTTTTTATTGGCCTTGACCTTGCCTTACGAGATTTGCTGCACACCAGACTGAAGGCATGGCAGATGGGCGGTCTTATTGCCGCTACTGGTCTGTTGACCTATGTGCTAAATCCAGCAGCAGGAATGATTGCAATAGCCTCTGCGGTATCTTTTACAGCCGCAGCAGTAGTTGATTGGGGTGTTTTTATTAAGGCATCAGGAACATGGTTTGCGCGGTCTACAAAATCGAACATTGCTGGCGCAGCAGTTGACTCACTAATTTTCCCCACACTCGCCTTCGGGGTGTTGATGCCTCACATAGTTGCTTTGCAATTTGCGGCAAAGGTTGCGGGTGGCGCTGTCTGGGCATGGTTAATTCAGCGTACCTTGAGGACAACAACATGACTGACTTAAGACAAGCCGCGCATCAGGCGCTGGAGGCGTTGGAGATCTACAAAGGTTTTATTGATGACGCGCACATCATTGAGGGCCAGTGGCATTGGCTCGATGGGTCGGACAATGCCATCACCACCCTACGCACCGCACTGGCACAGCCAGAGCAGGGGCCGGTGGCAAAGCTGTTCGGAACTCTGCCTGTATATGACACCCCACCCGCAGCACAGCCAGAGCAGGTTGACTGCCCCCGCTGCGGCCACGTTTGCTCACAGCGCGAGTGGGTAGGTCTGACGGATGATGAAATTCTTGAAGCGGCACAAATTGATGCCCCTGATACGTGGCTTTTTGCGACGGCTTACGCTATTGAAGCCAAACTGAAGGAGCGCAACACATGAGCCGACCAACTGAATCCGACTACGTGTCGCACGTTGCGTATACCCGCGCACTGGAAGAGTACTGCAACAAGGTAGAGCCAACATCAGCAGACTATGCAATGGGTTTTGCCGAGGGGTTTAATGAGGGATGCCGACCACGCCCGTGGCAGGGACTGACGGATGAGGAAATCTGGGAAATCCACGACCGTTGCATACCGCATACCGAGGGTTATGTTTTCCCGGTTGACTTTGCCCGAGCCATCGAAGCCGCCCACGGCATTAAGGAGGGGACATGACACAAGAACGATTGACGGCCCTTGAAGATGTTGCTGCCTTGGCAACAATTGGGGCGACTTATCCGGAACTGATGCTTTATTTGCAAGCTGAAATGGCGAAGTGTGAGCAAGCCCTTGCAGCACAGCCAGAGCAGGAGTTTGACTACAAATTAGCTTTTGGTGAGTGGTTGGACAAAACAGAGTGGGTGCAGGAAAAGATAAATAGTGGGCACTTAGGGGTGCGCTATCTAGGGATGCACAGAGCGGATGTACTGCGCGATCTTGCGTATCCAAATACGGTGACAGGTAAAGCCCCGCAACAGCGCAAGTGGCAGGGGCTGACGGATGAAGATGTAAACAGGGAGTCCGCCATGATTGCGTCAAAAATGAAGCTGGCATTTCACGCCGGGATGTACGTAGCTCAACAGATATTGAAGGAGCGCAACAATGGATGAAAACAAAGCCTATTGGAGCGAAGATCAATGGCGCAAAGCTAACTGGCGGTGTGGTCATGGCTGGCTGCGGGGTGAGCAATGCGAAATCTGCAATGCACCCAAGCGTGAGTGGGTAGGGCTGACACCAGAAGAGATACTTGATTTGTTTGACAGGAACAATGTCTACGGCAGCAAGTGGATTGAATTTGCCCGTGCAGTCGAAGCCAAATTGAAAGCTAAAAATGACTGAAGATGAAGCCTTTGAAGAGTTAGAAAGACAGATCAAGTTCCGGCTGGACAGCACCCGCACGGCAGTGGTAGCCGATGATTATTACTGGATACCGATCGACGAACACACGCCCACCGGGGTCAAGGTCTTGCTGCTTGGCAGGTCAGGTGTGGCAACAATGGGCCATTACGAAGCATTGCCGGGTACGCAGTTTTGGCAATTTTGGGCGCCACTGCCGAGGAAGCGCCCTTGAAACGTCCCACCCAAAATCTTGAGGTGGTGTACACAATAAAACTCAGCAAAGAACAGCGCATCAAACTATTGCAGTTGGGTGGGCCAAAATGGATAAGGAATCAAATTGAACGATCTACCGAACTTTGCAGCCTGGGAGAGAACGACACTGGACAAGTTTGCCCTGGACGCTTACCTGCGGTTACAGGCCCAGCAGGAGGCACTTGAGCAACTGCGGCAAGACCTGCGGGATGCTATGAATCTACTCAGGATAAAAACAGTGAGCGTTCGTCTTGACGGCGTTTGACTAGCCCCGGCAGAATCTTTCCACCGCCCCTAGTGAACTTCAGGAACTCATTGGAGGCTTCTTCAATCTCACCCCGAAGAACCTTCTGACGGAGGGTGCTACGCTGTACGCCTCCCAGACCAAGGTTAAAGCCAAAACTGACAAGAGCATCGTTTTGACCTTGGGTAAGTACCATAGGAAAAAGTTTGGTGATGCCAGCTTCAAATCGCTGGAGATCAGCACTAAGGATTCCATCTACTTCATCCTTGGAAAACGTCCGGTTATGTTCTGGATGCAATGAGTAAGAGTCTCTTTGATCCAAAGGTAAACGACCCTGAATGGGATAGAGAACATGGCCTACTCCTATTGTCCAGAGTCGAGCAGGGCAACGGTATGGCTTGTATCTGACACCTTCATGGTGCTTGATCATGTCCTTGCACCGTTGAGAGACTTTCAATCTTTTCCACCTTTAAATGCCCTGCCACCAAAATGAAAGCTAATGATCGAAGCAAAGATCAATTGGGTATCGGTATCCCACAGTTTCTCAATCAGCACATCAAAAGAGATCCCATGATTCCAGGCATAGACAAACCCACCGATCTCAACAAAAGCAAACAGCAGGAAGAAACCGTATGTCAGCAATGGACGTACACCTGACCGTAGGTTGACCATCCACTGTGATGCACCCTGACCTATGGCAATGTCGTGAGCATAGATAGCAGTGCGTTCCGATGCCTCTGCTTCTATCATCTGGCCTTCTATTCTGATCTCTTCTACCCTTTGCTGTGCTTCAAAGCCTGCTTTGCGGAGTTCTAGTTCACGCTCGATCTGGAGTTGAGCCATTGCCATCTCATGCTTCTTGTCAGCACGGTCCTGAAAGAAACCGAGTAGCTTTGGTAAACCACCAGCCAGGAAGCTGATCAGGGTTGATAGTAGGGTCAGCATGATTAGCCTTTCAGATCAAAACTAAGATTGGCATGGCGGGGGTATTGAACAACACGTTCCCCTTCTGGGCATTTGTATTTGATGGTTGCCAACAGAGTTGCTGCACCCGGTGCAATCTTCTCTTTTTTCACCATCGTCAATTGGTAGGTGAACGTATCAATTGTTGGCCCTGCTGGACCACTAAATTTGCTTGCTGTAGTAGTTGCTTCATGCACCATGCCTGATGCGTCACGGACACTTGGGGTGAAACTTTCTACAGAGCAATCATCACGCTTTTTGACCCGAGCAACAGTGACGTTGATAGGCTTTCCTGCTTCAGCTACGATCTTGAAATGCTCTGGATGCCACTCAAGAATGGCCCTGTCAAACCATCCAAACTTGTCGGCAAGGGTGTAGCCCCCACCAATGGCTGCAATGCTTGCTGCAACGGCTCCTATGGCTTTTGTAAGGTCAATCATTTCTTCCAGAACTGGACAAGTGAATAGACAATAGCTGCTGCTGCCCAGACGCCAACACCACGATTTACCCACTGGTCTATCTTGCGGTCAACGCGCTGCAATGCAGATTCATGGATGCCAATCTTGACTTCCACGTTACCAATGCGTTCGCCTTGGGTGGCTTGGCGTTCCTCAAACAAGATCAACTTGCCAACGGCATCCGTCAGCTTGTCAACCTTGCTTTCAAGGCGGCGGAAGTCATCGTCAGTCATCTGAATGTCCCGTTGTTGATAGCGTCCATCATACGTCTGCCGTACCTCTCCACCGCCTCCTTGGTAATAACGTGTTCGCCAATTTTTAGCGCCCCGTAGCCATCGTCAGGCGCAGGAGCGCGGCCCATTAGGCGGTCGGGTGTGACCATGCCGCCTTGGTTGTAACCCAGATCAGAAGCAGATTCAGGACTGCCGCCAAATTCACCAGTGCCAACGCCGCCACCAAAACCGCCACCAGCGCCAGCAGGACTGCCACCAAATCCGCCGCCAAAAGTGTCCAAAGCCGTTCCGGTAACAGATGGCTGCGACACTGGTGAACTCATAGCTTCATAAGCCATAGGGGCCAAACCCGTCCCAGTAATACTTGGTTGCTCCATTGGGCCACCAACGGTAGGCCCACTA